TCAGCCCTTGGACTGTACTTATTTTTATTGCAAGCCATAATAGCTAAACCAGAGCTAATTGATGCATCGTGCTTTGTTCTATTGTTTATATTAAATCTTCCCCAATCTTCAAGAGTTTTTTGCAAATACATTGTTCCATGAGTACCATCAGATTGTAAGCCAACATAATCTTCTATGTATGCTTCTATAGCGGCTGCATGTGCTTGTTTAATATCCTCACTTGAGTTAGGCATTCCACCAATTTCTCTTTCTGTTACAGATAACTTGTTTAAAAGTCTATCTGGTCTATTCATTGAAAACCCTCTATAGCCTCTTCTCTTTAAATAATAAAGCAGTCTAGGCTTGTTATTCTCTGCAAGTATTGGCATTCCATAAAATACTAAAGCCATTAAAACATCCTCAAAGAATATGTCTGCAGTTTGAGGTCTTGCAATGTATTCTAAAAAAAACGTGTTAGCCGGATGATCTTCCATACTAAATTTAGTAAGACCGTGCAGTGCTCCTTTTGAACCTTTACCATCCGTAGTTCCTGAAATGTCGTATGAATCGCATCCGAATGCACCCATATGTTCATTACCTGGATATTTAATACCGTTTTTTATTATTACGCGGTTTTGTTGGTTTTTATTTGGTATCCAAGATATAATAAATCTACCATCTTTATTAGGAGAAAATATTACTTTGCTATCTTTAATTCCGTTTTCCCAATGAAAACTTCCTCGTGTTACTACATTCGTATTTCTTAAATCTTCGTTGTAGTCTACTTGTTCATATATTTTAGTTAGATTGAACAAAGATTCTTTTGCTTCATCTCTAAAAGCGTGTTGCTCTGTTCTTGGAAATTGACGGTAGTATTCGTTTAAACCATCTTGATCACTTTTTAAACCGTCTACTTCGTTTTGCCAGTGCTCTATTACTCCCTGGTCTATACTTTCCCCATAAGGACCCTCGACTTCTTTTTTGGGTGTATCGAATACAGGTAATCCATAAGAGTCAATGAATCCTTCGTAATTCCACTCCATAGGTATAAACAAAGAATATAATCCTGAGCTAGTCTGTCCGTTGCGGTTTCTCTTGGTAACATCTGAAGCATAGTAAAGTTTTTTAAAGTTTTCACCTCCTTTGTCAAGTGAATTTGATGTACTACCCATCATACATTTCCCTACAATTCTAGACCCTAGCCGTAAACAAGTTTTTGTAACTCTCCAGTTGTTTAATATATTGTCAGGTCTTTCCCACTTTCCACTTTCATCGTGTACCAGTAGTTTTAATTTTTCTCCATCATAGGAGTTATCTCCTGTATTTTTCCAATCAATAGTTGTATCTAGTCCTTCGAGTTCCTCAAGTTTTTCCCCTTGATCAAGCTTCTTCCTGGTAAGTTTGGATGCGGGAATACGATAGGCAAGTTCGGTTTTCGGTCTGTCCATACCGTCTTGGATAGGTTTAAAGAAGAACGGGTAGTTGACGGATATCGGTACCACCTTGTCTGTGAACATTTTCTTAGCATCCGAGCCAGACTTTGACAATATGCCAAATCGTGAATCTGAGGAAATTGTTGCGAGATTAACAGTCTCGGCTGAGGACATGAACGAAAATCCGCTCCTACGGTTTTTAAGATAGGACATTCCATAGCATCGTGCGTCTGCCTTACAAGCTTCCCAGAATATAAAGAATAATCTGTTTGACTCTCTAAAATCTGCTGCCCCAACATCAATCTTGGACCACTGCAAGTACATAAAGTGAGTACCAGTAATGTAAGTAGCCACACCCTTATTATAGAACCAAAAGCCTTGTGACCTTCGATTAAATTCTTTATCAATGTAATCATAATGGTTTTCTTTAAAGTATTCAGGTTTTGAATTCCATTCAGAAACACTTTTAATTTTTTCAAGATCTTTTGGGTAATCTAATCGTTCCCATTTATCTTTTTTAAATTTGTGAGTGTCATCTTCTTTAGGCAAAGCTATTTTTAAGTTTTGCATTTCATATACTTCGCCAATCTCTCCTGTCTTACTTATAACAACAACGTCATATTCTTTGTTGTATCCATAAACCCATTTTTTGTATCTATTGTTTTTCTTAATAACACTAGCTTTAATGTGATCAGGTATTACTTTATATAATGATTGCTCGTACATTACTTAGATCTTCCTTCAGCAAAGCCTTTAAAAGACTTAGCTCTTGTTTCAGTATTATCTCCATCAAGTATTGCTTGCTCTTCTTCAATACGATTAAGTATTTCAAATGCGTCAAAAATTGCTAGCTTTTTTGTAGCTGCAGCATTCTTAAGTCTATCCGCTGTAATATCTTCTCCAGAATCAACAATAGCTTCTTTGGCAACTTTAATTAGCTCCTCAACTGCTTTTTGCCCAGCTTGGATTATATTCCTCTTCGTTTCCTTTACGCTCATACTTAATTATAATATCATTTAATTTCATACAATACAAACGCTCGTCGTCAATAATAAATTCAAACTCTCTATAAGGTTTAAATCCAACTAAGTCTCCGGGGTTAATTCCGAGCACTTTTAACGCGTCGTTTCCATATTTTAATATACCAATTTGTTTTTGTTCTTTGGACGCTTTAAAATCGTCCTTTTCCAATATTGGTTTTACAAAACAATAATCTAAATTTGTGTACCATTTATTATCTTTCTGGTACATATAGATTTGATCAATACTAGCAAAGTACATATCGTCTTTAAAATAAGTACTACTGTTTTTTTCAACCCCACGCATATCATAGAACCTTCTGAAAATGTTATGATGTATTATTACAACATCACCTGGTTTTATAATTGTTTTAAATGCGAGAGGAACAGCAACTACGATTGCTTCTTTGCTAACGTGACGAAAGCTTTCTATGTTATTATTTAGTAACAGGCTACTGTCGCCTATTTTCTTCTCATTATTGTATCTACCTTTTAATGGTTTTACAATAAAGCTATATAAGCTATTCATTAATACTCTAAGTCATATTCAACGGATATAGCCATGTTAGAATTAAATTTCTTCCATGGCAATATCTCATTGTTTTTTTTAATGTAGATGTTGTAAGAATGATCAGCTTTATCAAGTAAGATATTCGATATCTCATGCCCTCCATAAACTTGCTGCCCTACTGCATAATGCATGGCGTCATTTTTATAATCAGAGCCTATACTGATTTTTCTTACGTTGCTACTCATCTTTAGGTACTTCTGTATATTCTCCTGTTTGAAGATTGATGCTTACTTGTCCGTATTCATCTTCAAGTTCCTTTTTAGTATCTTCAACTTGTTTATTAATATGAGCAAATTCATGGAGTAACCCGTGCTTTTGCGCTTCTAATACCCCTACTTGATTAAGTATGTCAGTTAAAGCTTTTTGTTGATCTTGAATTTTAGTTAATTGTTCTTCTTTAATGTTTGCCATTTGATTTAATTTAAGTTATATTTTAATTTTGTATCCGCTCTGGTGTAGAATATAAGCATATCTGAATCACCTTTAAATTGTCTAGATAAAGTATTTGCATCAACTAAAACATATGTTGATTCAACCTTGTGTCCATTTGCTTCGTTAGTGTGTGTTGTTATCACTTTAGTATCATCTTGAAACAATATTTTTTCTAACAAAACTAAGTCTTTTTCAAAACTAACATTATGGATAGTTTTAACTTTATTGATATCAACAAATTCACTTACCGTTATAATACACGTATAAGATGTGTCATTCGATTCCCACATACCTTCTAGCAACAGTTTTTCTGGCACAGGTTTAACGTCTTGTGCATAAAAAAAGCTACTAAACAATATGCTTAGCACTAAGATTATTTTTTTCATTTAATTTAATTTGATTTGATTAATATTACTATTATTTATTATTACCTGATCTTTTTGTTTTTTCCCAAGATCTACCTACAAAGTAAGCACCATATACCGTTATTAATAATGATTGAAATATAGGTACGTATTGTTCCGCAACTACAAAGCCCCCAATGTTCCCATCAAAAAAAGCTAAAGCAGTAAATATTACTGTTAAATATATTAACACAAGTGGACGTATATTTTTTGATAACCAGCTATCACTAGCCATATCTGACTTCCAACGGTCCGTTACTTGAACTTGAGCATCTTTATCAGCTTTTTCTAAAATCTCTTGTATTAATCTATGAGCCTCAAGTTTTTCTTCCTTGGTAGTAGTAAGCTTATCGATGACATTACCAACTTCTTTGATAATGCCACCTGTAAGCCATTGGAATAATTTGTTCAAATTATTTTTTATTTAGGAATACCAAAGTATAGGTTACTTTTTCTCTTAAACGTTGATCTTTCATTAGGAAGCAGCACTGTTTTTGTTTTGTCTGCCTTTCCATTTTTTGTCCAGTGTTTGTTTGTCTCAACTGAAGAGTTACCTTTATTTATAGATCCGTTGTAATTGTCGTGCGTGCCGGCTATCCTATCTACCGTAGGTATATTTGCGTTTGTCCTAGTTACATTAGCTGTTTTGTTGCCCTCATTTGCCGCATGCCTCTGTATGTAACTTTGAGTTGTAGCATCAGCTGTTGGGTTTGCGATAAGCAGGTCTTTGTAGGTTTTTGTAGCTACGTTTGCGGAATCTTTAACCGCTAACATTTCGCTTTTGAAACGGCTCATGTTTATCTTCCCTACTTCTTGTTGGAGGAGTGATTTTGACTCTTTCTTAATTTGGTTTTTAGAAGTGCTATCTGACTCTGAACTACTACTTACAGTTGTCACAGGCTTTTTATTTCTAGCCTCTAAGGCTTTTTTGTACTTTTCTGGATTGTTCTTTATCCACTCTTTTTGTTTTGCTTTTTCCGAAGGGTTGGTGCTGAAGTTTGTTTTTTTTCTAGTTCCACCCGGGGTAGTTGTTGAATTACTGCTGCTTAGCCTAGCCCCTGTGTCGTCGCTCACAGTAAATGTAGTACCGTCTATTGGATCGTTTTGTCTAGCAGGAGATCCTGTCATTAAAGTAGGAATGTCAACTCCTCTTCCTGTTTTAGGCATGTTCATTCTACCTGGAGATTGTGTGTAAGCCATTTTGTTTGTTTTAGTGTTAATTGTAATTAGTTATTATTTATTTTTGGTTGTTTGCATTGGTGTTTCTATTACGTATTTAGCCCCAGGAAATATATAATCATATCCTGGATACATAACTTTAGTGTATCCTCGATCGTCAGTTCCGAGTACTTTAAAATCAACTCCCTTCATTGTTATAGCATTCCCTTCTATAATATTCTGAGGCTTGTTAACATCGGGGCTGTTTCTTAAATAGCCTAGTTTTGAAAATTTCATTATGCGTTTTTATATGCTTCTACTTCCCATGGCAGATTTTTAGCACCTTCGTTCATTTTAGATCTTGGGTATTTTTTACCTTTCCAATACACATTATCATCGTCATAGTCTAAGTCACCTCTTCTCATTTGATCTATATGCACTTTTTCATGAGCAATCACCGCAGGGATTTCTTTAGGGTCTAAGTCTTCGTTAATGATTATTGAACCGCACTTATTAGCTTTACCCATAACTGGATCTCCTTCCATATCTACATGATATATTGGGGTGTTATCAATTTTATAAGGTGCCCCTTTCATTCTAAAACCTATTCCCATTATTTGTTTCTTTTATATGGCAGCATTTTGTTTAAAGCAGATTGTCTAGCTTCACACCCGCATCCACCTGGAATTTTATCCGCTAATTTCTTAAT